ATGACGATGCACTGGAGGCACTGTGGAAGAAGCAGTATTCTCTTGCTGCTCTGACCGCTCCTGACCAGTTCAAGACTTACGAGCAACTTGAAACCCGTCTGAAGATGGTGCTTGGTAAGAAGTCTGCACCTCCACGTCTTGATGAAGAGGTGAATGATGAGGACAATGATCGTGGTAACTTCCAACCCGACTGGGCAGCATCACGTCCTGCACCTGAACCCACTGCTGACTTCAACGCACCTGACATCACTGCCAAGTCCACGTCAAGTGATGATGAGGATGATGCTCTGAGTTACTTCCAGCGTCTTGCTGAAGAGTGATTACTGGAATAGTCTAATATTATCTGCACGTTTAAGGGTGGGGCTCACATACTGAGTTCCACCTTTTTTGTATTTAAGTAAGTCTTTCATATCATTCATAATGACATTGAGATACTCTGGTTTCAATAAGAAGATATTTCTCTTTGCATCTTGAATTTTATTTTCATAATCTTTATTGGTTATGGCAGTAGTAATATTAGTTGCTGTTATTTGGGTTCCTGTTATGAAGTCATAATAGTCAACAGAATAGTCTGACTTTACAGTTAAACCTGCACGAACAATAATTTCATTAGAACTGTTCTTAACTTCAATGGTTTCGTGGTGATGTGTTTTATTTAAATTTTCTTCAGAACCATACTTCATTATTAAGAAGTCATAGTATGCCTGTTGAGTCATTGGCCATTCTGTTTGAATGTTGAGTATGTTGTTTGAAAGTAACACCACCCAGTCCAGAGTCTCATCACCATATCTTTCATAGGCAATATTGTCAGGTCTTTCGTCACCTATGATTTGATATTTGGTAAAGAATGATAAGTCACCAAAGATATCATCACGAAGTTTACCTCTCTTGAAAAGGTTTTTTACTTCTGAATAGTCCGATATGTTCTTGCCATCTTTTGTGGCATTTGCATATTCAAAGTTTGGAACTTGTTGAAAATAACTTGACATTTTAGAAACCTATAAAGTTTTCTTCTGGATAATCATCATAATCTTTATCATATACTGGATCGAGTTCACTGAACTGCAAGTTAATTTTGTATGATGTCATTGTTCTTTGTTCATCATTGAAGGTCATATAAGAACCATCAGGAGTATATTCAACTCCACAGTCAACTAGAGCACAAGTCTTTATTAGATTTATAGATGGATGAGTTCTTTCGTTTCCTTCCTTATCAAATGTTAGATAGTTGATATCAAAGACGTGTGGACTTTTAAGGAATACGTTACTAGCAGTTGTCTTTACAGACATTCCTTGTTTAAAGAAACGAATAATATTTCTGGTTTGTATTCCCTCTTCTTTATTTCTTGGAGATAATGTGAATGAAAATGAGAATGGACGCAGTTGAGGACCTCTAAACAAGAGTTCTAAGTTTGGGTTGAGAACTGCTCCAGTAGTTCTTGACAGTAAACCTTGAACTCCTGCTGCCTGCTGTGCAAGAAATACTTTAAGACCTTCTTGAACACCAGTATCTGCGTTTAATAAAGTTTGTCGAACTCCATTCAATGCTTCTCCACCTCTTTTAAATAATTCCTCAACATCTGCTGAATCTGCTAAACTATATGCTGCTCCCGCTAATGCTGCATCAACAGCGTTTAGTGTTAACCCAGAAAAATCAACAGTATTTCTATCTGATATCATTGGTTGTATTGGAAGAGTGACGGAACCAATATTTTCATTAGATAGTTTTCTTTGAAAAACTTTTTGATTTTTAAATAATGATGTGTCTACTTTAGTTCCTGATGGAATCCTCATTAAAAACTTTATTCTATCTTGTCCACGAAAGTCATTAAGGTTTAATGGGTAATAATAGTTACCGTATGTTGGTCTCCCCCTGCCCTCTATGTTTATAGTTGGTAGTTCTGCTATTTCTACAGAACCAGCTAAAGTAGTTCTATCTGCTTCTTGTCCTAAAGCTTCAAGATAATCTGGATCAAAATTTGTATCATCTACTATATTTTGAGCCATATATTCCCTTTCTTGAGTGGAATATCTTTGTGTTGGTGGATCCCCTACTTCTATATCTGATAGATCTTTTCGTACAACTAGTATTGCATGATTTTTAATTTCATTTTTTGATTCTGAATTATTAAAATATTCAAGCTCACCAGCACTGGTATTTCCAGTTTTTGTAAATGTTCCATCGGGAGAATAAGAACCTATTTTAAGTGCAGGTCCTGGCACTGTTGGTAGACTTGTTGCCTTTGCTCTTGAATATATTTCTATAGTTCCGTCATTTTTTACTATAGTAGTATATCTATCCGCATCTGTATCACTATATCCAGGTCTTCCTGGTTTAGTAAAGAAAAAATTCTTTTCAGTATCACCAAATTGTGTTATAACATTTCCATTAGCATCTAGTGCTTTTATTTTTGGTGCCATTACGGATACTTTTCTTTATTTATTAAGGAACCTGGCATAATCTAATGAACGTAAATAATCTATTTCATTATTTTCAATGACGTGTAAGAAACCTTCTACCTCTTGCCAAGTATAGTTTCTCACAGAACGTGTGGTATCCCAATGAAAGTTTAAACCTCTGAACCCCCATTGGAAAACTTCAATACAAGCAATAAGTGGGAACTGGTCAAACTCAATGTTGTTTGACTTGGCATTGTAAATGAAGGTGTAATACTTTCCAACATCAGGAATGATTTCAGTTTCACGAAAGACACTGATGATCTCAAACATTATGTCATCAGCAGCAACCAAACCCTTCACCTTTCTTTTGAGTTCATTCACTCTTGGTGATGACGTTTGAATGTCTTTACCGAAACCTCTTGCCATTACTTGATACCTAAGTGGTCTTCTGTGATGATCTTAAACTCAATAAGTCTATCCTTACACCATTCATCTGCTGCTTTCCACTTTGCTTTGTTGACAGCATATGTTTTCACTTCAGTGATATATCTCTTTGTTGTTCTTGATGGTTTCTTTGGTTCTCTAGTCTGCTTCTTTGGTTTGACTTCTATCACATAAGTTTTAATATCACCAGTCTGTTCTCTCACTTTGATAATAAAGTCGGGAAAGTATCTATGAACTCTACCATCAACAGGTGAAAGGTATGGAATACAGAACTCTTCAGAACCCCACAGAATAATGTTCTCATTCATATCGCACCAGTGACAGAACTTGCGTTCCCAACTACTACGACATATAATATTATTTGGGTCTCCTTTATATTTCTTGGGGAAAGATGGTTTGTATTTGCTCTTAATACTTTCGCCCATATCTTGTCTACATAATATATACGGTCAAAAAGTATTTATAAATGGCAGCGCCAGAAGTAAAACCTATAAGAGTATCTGAGATTAAAGGTAGGTTGATGCGACCTGCTTTGACCTCTCACTTTATTTGTGAGTTTAAACCACCAGAATCTTTAAACAGTTTTGTTATAGACAGAGCAGTAGAAGGTGGATTTCTGGGTGCTGACTATACTAATAGGGACAACCAAGAACTAATTAGACTGTCTTGTGCTAATGCCTCACTTCCAGGTTCTTCATTAGCAACTCACGAAATCAATAATGACCACACTGGTGTTACTGAAAGACACGTTTATAGAAGACAGTATGACCAACGCTCTGAGTTTACTTTCTACGTAGATTCTGAATATAGAGTTATTGACTTCTTTGAAAACTGGATGTCTTATATTGTTAGTGAAGATGAAATAGAACTTCAGAAGAGGAGAGAATATAATTATCGTGTCAACTTCCCTGACGATTACAAAACAGATAATCTTTATATAACAAAGTTTGAAAAAGATTTCAATGCTAGGCATCTGACATATCAGTTTATTAATGCGTATCCCATAAGCATAAATTCAATGCCTATTTCATATGAATCATCTGAACTTTTAAAATGCACTGTATCCTTTACATATAGTCGTTATGTAATTAATAAAAGAGCTGGAAACCCATTTAGTTCTCTTGATAATATGGATGTCTATGTTCCCTCTAGTCAAGTTCCAGATGGATCACGAATCGTAGGTTCAAAAGATATCAATAACGGTAGAAAACAAGTTGATTATTTGACACCTCAAGGCAATATATTAACCACCATACAATAGAATAAATAACCATACTGAAACTTCTATAAGACATTATGCCTTTACCAAAGATTGCCACACCAACATATGAGTTGGAATTGCCCTCTACAGGAAAGAACTTAAAGTATAGACCATTTCTAGTAAAGGAAGAGAAACTATTGGTTCTCGCACTAGAAAGTGAGAACACCAAAGAGATTACAACTGCTATCAAGAATGTAATCAAGTCTTGTGTTCTTACTAGAGGTGTGAAGATTGAAACTCTTCCTACGTTTGATATTGAGTATCTGTTCCTGAATATCAGAGGCAAGTCTGTTGGTGAAGA